GCTGCAACAGCATCGTTTGTTCAAAATGCACAAACTGCATCGTTTGTTGCTAATGCTCAATCTGCATCTAATGCAGTTTCAGCACAAACAGCATCGTTTGTTGCTAATGCTCAATCTGCATCAAATGCAGTTACTGCTGCAACAGCATCATTTGTTGCTTTAGCACAAAGTGCATCAAATGCAGTTTCTGCTCAAACGGCTTCATTCGCAAACACATTTACTGTAAACAGTACTTTAACGGCGCAGACATTGGTAGTGCAGACGATAACATCGAGTGTTGATTTCGTAACTGGTTCTACGCGATTTGGATCTATATTAGGAAATACCCATCAATTTACTGGTAGTGTTAGTATTACTGGTTCTTTAACCTCAAACAACATAACAGCTACAGGTAATGTATTTGCTAATACAACCTTTCAAAATCAATTTCACTATTTTTATTCTTATGCCGGTACTGGAAATCAACAAATAGCCGTAATAGGATCTAATTCTTCAGTTAACGGAGGTTATTTAAAAATTATTAATGACAGTGCAGCAGGGGGTGTTAGAGGTATTAGATTAGGCATACACGGAAATGGAACACCACCTTCAAGTGGAACGGACGTATTAACTATTGTTGATAGTGGTAATGTAGGTATTGGTACAGATACCCCATCATTTGGTAAATTATCAATAGTAGGCACGGATAACACAACAATATCTTCAACATTGTGGGGAACTTCAGCTGGAGCTGGTTTAGTAGCTTCTGTTTATAATGCTTCACAAACAGCTAATTCTGTTGCAGGTATTAGATTAATAACAAGAGATAGCGGTGCTTCTGTTTGGAATATTTATAATATTTCTAGAGGTGGTGATAATGGTGACTTAGCTTTTGGTAATGGAGCTGGTGGAGCAGGAACTGAAAAAATAAGAATTCTAAATAATGGAGATATAGGAATAGGAACGAGTAGTCCTGCTAGTAGATTTCACATATCTGGTTCTGGAGCAAATACTCAAACTATAAATCTACAAAGTAGTCTCAATAATGCAAATGCTTATATAGTACATACAAGCGGAAATAAATCATATGTTACTGGATTATCAGGAGATCAATCAAATTCATACATAATTTACGACAATACGGCTTCAACTACTAGATTATCAATAGCATCAGGTGGTGATGCTACCTTCTCTGGAAATTTAGCTATAAATAATACTCTTAGTTCTCCTGGAAACTTAATAGAAACAGCTGGCTTAAATGTTTATTTAAGACCAGCTAGTGGATATAAAGTTTTTGTTGATACTGGAGATGGTTTAAATGTTAGTTCGGGTATAACAAATTTATCAAACTTAAGAACAAGTACTATATATAGTGAGTATACTAAAAATTTAACAGGTGCTTATAGTGCAGGAAATTATTATGAAATAGTAAATTCATCACAGATGGTTTCTGGTGTTTATATATTAAAAGCCTATATTGATACTTATGCTATTGGTGGTGGAACTTATTTTATCACTTATGTTTCTGTTCCTTTTTTCTTTTATACTGGAGGTACTAACAATACAGGTGCTCAAACCTTTCCAACAATGCTTGGTAGTGGGCATGCTGGGTACAATCCCCCTATTATTAGATTAAGATTATCATCCGGAAGTGGTGATGGTAAAACATATTTAGAATTTGACCCAAATGCTAGCTGGTCAAATTTAACCGGTGGTGGTGGTGCAACAGTAACATTTTATGTAAAAAGATTAGGAGATTAAAAATATTTATACAAAACATAACGAATGAAAATAATAGGTGTCAACGTAACAGGCTCATTTATACTAAATGGAGTAGACGTAACAACAACAGTACAATCATCTAGCATATGGTCTGGATCTGTAGCATCAAGCATTAATAGTTTAAATGTAGCTACTGCATCAATCAACTCATCAATTTTATCATTGAATGCTACAACAGCATCTTTGAATACAGCTACATCATCGATTAATAGTTCAATTACCTCATTAAATGCTACAACAGCGTCTTTAAATACGACAACGGCCTCTATCAATTCATCGATAGGATCGCTAAATGCAACAACAGCGTCTTTAAATACAACAACAGCCTCTATCAACTCATCGATAGGATCATTAAATGCTACAACAGCGTCTTTAAATACGACAACGGCCTCTATTAACTTATCGATAGGATCATTAAATGCTACAACCGCCTCTTTAAACACGATAACATCTAGTTTAAATAGTTCTGTTACAGCATTAAATGCTACAACATCCTCTTTATTAAGCTTTACTTCATCACAAGCATCATTAAATAGTGCTTTTGCAACAACAGGCTCAAATACATTTAATGGTACTCAAACATTATCTGGATCTCTTTTAACTTCAGGATCTATTACAGCAACAGGAACTATAACTGCACAAACGTTAGTTGTACAAACTGTAACATCTAGTGTTAGTTTTATAACTGGCTCTACAAAATTTGGATCGTTAGGTATTAATAGTCATCAATTTACTGGTTCATTAAGTGTAACAGGTTCTTTAAGTTCAACTTCATTAACAGGATCTATTGCATATTCAAATTTAACAGGTGTACCTACATTAGTTTCAGGCTCATCTCAGATTATATACTCAAGCATTAGTTCAATACCTGCTGGTATTGTTTCAGGTTCAGCTCAAATCACTTATTCAGGAATTAGTTCAATACCTGCTGGTATTGTTTCAGGTTCTTCTCAAGTTACAGGAATTGGAAATTCACAATTAACAAATAGCACAATTTCAGGAATTGCTTTAGGTAGCAACTTAGCTACTTTAACTATAGGAACTGGTTTAAGTGGAACTTCATATAATGGTTCTGGAGCTGTTACTATTGCTAATACAATTACAAATAACAATCAGTTAACAAATGGTGCTGGGTATATAACATCAGCTGGTACGGCAGCTGCTATTAATCAAACAATAACAGCAGGGTCTGAGGGCAACCTAGTCTTTGCCACCATAGGTACTAATGATTTTTTTAGAATTAGAGCTGGTGGTGGTTTAAATGCTGGTTTTGTTGAAATTGCAACAGCAGATGATGGTACAGAACCTATCTATGTTAGACAATATACAGGTGAATTTGCATCATTAACAAGAACAGCTACATTATTAGATGGTAGTGGTAATACTTCATTCCCAGGAACAATTACTGCTGCTGGAGCAACATTTTCAAGTAATGTATATTCAACATACAATACAGCAACTGGAATTGCTAATAATGCTTTTAACAATGCAAAAACAATTTTAGGAAATGTTCATATTCAAAATGGAGCAGGTACTACAGGAGATAATAAGCAAGCAGCTATTACTTTTCAAGGAGGAACTTCAACTGAAGCACAAGCAGGTATTTATGTTTCAAATAATAATAGTAGTGGCACTGCAATGGGATTTGCTACTACCGACTCATATGCAACTGGCCCTCAGTTATTTATGACTGCTACTAATGGAGGTGTTGTAAATTTTCCAAGAGCAGTACCAACATATGCTGGTACATCTTTAGTTTATAATAGTGGTACTTGGAGTATAAGTATTTCTGGTAATGCTGCAACTGCTACAACTGCTACAACTGCTACAACTGCTACTACAGCAGCTAATTCAAATTTATTAAATTCAATATCAGCAGTTAATCTATATAACAATATGGCTGATAGTCATGGTACACGACAATCATTTGATGCCTCAACTCCATCTGTTGGATTTGGCTATAGATATGTTCAAGGCTCAACTAATGGTCCTGGAACAGGTGGTAGCCAGTTTTATTCATGGTATATAGGATTGGGTGTTGACTATCCGGCAACTGGTGGTGGTTCATACGGTGCTATGTTTGCTGTAGATAGAAATACTAGTGGCCCTTATCTTTCAGTTAGATATAATGAAAATAATAGTTTTAGTTCTTGGAGAAAAATATATGCTGGATATGCAGATAGTGCAGGAACTGCAACAACAGCAGGAAACATTACAGCATATACAATTAACCAAAGTGTTGGAACAGGTAATGCTCCAACATTTGCAGGACTAACAGTTAACAGTAACACAACAACAGGTACTGCAGCAGGTATTATAAATCTAGGAACAACAGGGGATCCGGCCGATAATGCTAACTCAAGTGTAATTGGTATAACATGGGGACAAAGAGGAGATAGTAATCCATACTATATAGTTCGCTCTAACAAAATGACTTATGGAGCTTATACTTATAATAGATTAGATTTATCATGGCATACTGGAATTCAGATGGGAGCTGCCACAACATATGGTGGAACTAGAATCTATAACAATTCTACATTTCTTGGAACACAAATAGTATCTATTGGTGATGGTGATAATAAATTAAGATGTACAGATGATATAATAGCTTATGCTTCTGACAAACGTTTAAAAGAAAATATTACTAATATTCCAAATGCTTTAGATAAAGTTTTAAAAATAAATGGTGTTTATTTTGATTGGAAAGATCAAACTAAAGAATTAGGATTTGAACCATCACAAAAACATGATGTGGGAGTTATAGCTCAAGAAATTCAAGCTATATTACCTGAAGTTGTAACATTAGCCCCGTTTGATTATGAGTTAGGAAAGTCAAAATCCGGTGAAAATTACTTAACTGTAAAATACGATAAAATTGTTCCATTATTAATTGAAGCAATTAAAGAACAACAAACACAAATCGAAGAACTTAAAACCATAATCAATGGCCTTACCAAGTAGTGGACCTTTAAGTATATCAGCAATTAGAGATGAACAGGTAAACAACGGTGGATTTGCATCATCATATAGCCTAAGACAACTTAGTTCTAATGCTGGCAAATCATCACCAGATTCAATAAGTGAATTTTATGGATATAGTGCAGGAGGATCTTATTACAAATATGGCTCTCCATTCATGTTATTTGATTTTGCATCTACTACAGATTACTCTAATTCAGGAACAGCAATTAAAGACTTAAGTGGAAACGCAAATGATGGTGTGTTTGTAGATGGAACCTATAAAGGAAATCCAACAACAGTAAATGGATATTCAGCAACAGCTCCAGGCACTTTAAGTGTTTCATCTCAATATTCTGTAAGACTTGTTAATACAGCTCAGTTTACAGGAACACAAGCCCACACAATGGTAGCTTGGGTTAGACTTACTGACCACAATGGTGGTACTTACCCAGGTATATTCTCCTCAGATCAAAATCCTTATGGTTGGCAAATAACTCTATCTGGCGAATCTCCTAAAAGATTCTTTGTAGAACGTTTTGGAGCAGGTGCTGTAGTTGCAAACTTTGGATCCGACTTACCTGCATTCGCTTACAATACCTGGTATATGACCTCTTTAAGATATGATGGTACTACATGTTCTATTGACATTTATATGGCCGGTACACGATATACATTCAGTGCAAACCTGGGTGGTATATCAACTCAAGATGTATTTGGTCCATCAATGGGTCTTCGTTATAATAACTGGATACATGGAGCTTTTGGTTATGCTGCTGGCTACACATCAGATATTGGAACTACAGGTATAGGTGCAATTTATAACGCTACAAAAGCAAGATACGGATATTAAAAATAATAATATGATAACAATTAATTTAAACACTTTTAAAAACGCAATTAAGTTATTTGCAGCTATTGCATTAACTTACTTATTACTTAATTTAGCTAGCCAATCACGCATATCTGTGCCTACTACTTATAAAATAGCAACAGAAGATTCAGTAATGGAAAACTTCTACCCATAAGCTTGGTTGTCTCATATCTCTTGTATATATTTATATCAAACAAATAAACAAAAAATATGTTAGTATTAATTTCAATCATTGTTATTGCTGTAGTAGTTGCTTTAGTATATAACAACAACAAGAAAAAAATCGCCGAAACTATTGAAAAAGTTGAAGCAACAATCGCCCCAGCAGTTGAAGAAGTTAAAGAAGTAGTTGCTAAAGCTGAAACAGAAATCGCTAAAGCAAAAACTAAAAAAACAAACGCTCCTAAAAAAACAAAGAAGTAATTTATGGAAAAAATCAGTTTAAAATTGTATGAATTCTATAACCTAGATTCAGAATTAAACGGTGTTACGAACCAACAAACCGGCGAGAAAGTTTCTGCTGGTTTATTAGCTGAAAAGTTAAAGTTAGCCGACAAGTATTGGTTAACAGAACTTGCTAAAAAAGCAACCGCTGAAAAAGCTGCTGTTGAGTCTTTGAAAGAAGAATTAATTAAGAAGCACGGCGAAGCTGACGAAACAGGTAACATCAGTATCCCAATGTACATCGACATCGTTAAAGATGAAGAAGGTAAAATTGTAGATGGCAAAAACAATCCAAAGTTCATTGAGTTCCAAAACGAATTCAATCTATTGTTACAAGAAGAAAAGGAATTAGAATATAAACCATTTCAACTTAGTGCATTAGAAAACATTGAGTCAGATGGTAACTATCCTACATTCTTCAAATTAATAGAAGTAGGTGAATAAATTAGTTGAAATAGCGAAGGCGTGGATGGCTGCGGCCAATCCAACGCCTGAGCAAAAACTAATAGCTGAATATAGGGCAAGCGTCTGCGATGATTGTCCGAAAAAAGCTCACAATGAAACAATTGACTTGTATTATTGTGCTGAATGTGGATGTCCACTAAATAAAAAAATATTTTCGCCTGTTGAAGGCCCTAAAGCTTGCCCATTAGCTAAATGGGAAAAATAAGTTATGGCACAATTAACTCCAGAAGAATTACAGTCTATTAAAGACTTGCAAACTAAGTATGACCAAACCGTGTTCGAGTTGGGTTCATTAGAAGCGCAATTGATCGTATTTGAAACACAAATCGACAAGCTTAAAGAAGATAAACGAGGTTTAGTATCCGATCTTAACTCATTAGGTAAGAAAGAAGCGGAACTAATCAAAACGCTTCAAGAAAAATACGGCGAAGGCGCATTAAATCCTGAAACCGGAGAAATCACAGCTAACCAATAATAGCTCCTGCGGTTTATAGTTGTTTTTTGATATTTATTATTAGGTCAATCCTATTAAATTTTCAAAAACAATAATATAAAATGGCAGAAAAGATTTTATCTCCTGGTGTATTCCAAAACGAATCTGACCAATCATTAGTACAACAAGGTATTCAAGGTACATCAACAGCAATCGTTGGCCCTACAGTGTTAGGTCAACCATTCGTTCCTACCTATGTTACTTCTTACAGTGAATATGCGTCAAAATTTGGAGAAACATTTAAAAGTGGTAGTTATTACTACGAATACTTCACATCTTTAGCCGCTAAGGATTTTTTCCAAAACGGTGGACAGACATTATTAGTAACTAGAATTATATCTAGCGGTAGTGCTAATATGAGTACTTACGCTAGTGCAACTATTCCAGCTGCAGTTAATACTACATTATCATCTTCATTCCAGATTGAAACATTATCTTGGGGTGATGTAATGAACAACACATCTAGCATGTCTAGTGGTTCATTGGCAAGTGGTAGTGCAATTAACGTACGTTGGGAAATTACGCAAGTAAACACAGGTAGCGGTACATTTACATTAGCTGTTCGCGCAGGTAATGATAATGCAGCTCAAACCACTTACTTAGAAACATTCAATAATCTATCATTAGATCCAGCACAACCTAACTATATAGCTCGTGTAATTGGTGATAATAAACCAGTTTACGCTTTAGATAGCGACGGTACTCCAATGATTACTTCTACTGGTTCTTACGCTAATGCTTCTAGATATATTCGTGTTAAATCCGTAACAACACCTCAAATTGATTCAATAGACAATAACGGTAACTACAAAGGACTTCAATATAGTGGTTCATTACCTGTTGTAGGTAGTGGTTCTTATGGTGGTTCATTCGCAGGTGGAGTTGCTGCAACATCAGCTACTCAGTTAATGAACGAATCAATCACAACATCAAATGTACAAGGATTTGCTCCTGCTGATTATGTAGCTGCATTTACTTTATTAAATAACAGTGATGACTATCAATTTAATGTATTATTAGCTCCAGGTGTTAGCTTGGGTAACAGTGCAGTATCAACTATGATTTCTACTTGCGAAGGTAGAGGTGATGCTATTGCAATGGTAGATACAGCATTATATGGTTCAACAGTTACAGCTGCTGGTACAGCCGCTGCTGGTCAATCTAGCAACTACGCTGCTACTTACTGGCCTTGGATTCAATTACAATCATCAGCATTAGGCAAAACTGTTTGGGCTCCATCTACAACAGTAATGGGTGGTGTATTAGCATTTAACGACCAAGTAGGTGCTGAATGGTTCGCTCCAGCAGGTTTAAACCGTGGTGGTGTTCCAAGTGTATTAAAAGCTGAAAGAAAATTATCTCAAAATGATCGTGATGTGTTATATGCTGCAAATGTTAACCCATTAGCTACATTCCCAGGAAATGGTGTTGTAGTATTTGGTCAAAAGACATTACAACGTAAAGCAACAGCTTTAGATAGAGTAAATGTTCGTCGTTTATTAATCTCATTAAAAGGATTTATTGGTCAAGTAGCTAATAACTTAGTATTTGAACAAAACACAACAATAACTCGTAATAGATTCTTATCTCAAGTAAACCCTTACTTAGATTCAGTAGTACAAAAACAAGGTTTATACGCTTACAGAGTTGTAATGGATGACACAAACAACACAGCTGATGTAATCGATAGAAACCAATTAGTAGGTCAAATTTATATTCAACCAACTAAGACAGCTGAATTTATTGTATTAAACTTCAACGTATTACCTACCGGCGCTACATTCCCTGCATAAGGGGATGTGGTTCCTAATATTTATTAATAGCAATTAAATTAACATAAAATGGCTGTAATTAGCACAAATGAAATAATGTTTACCGCTTTTGAACCAAAAGTTCAGAATCGTTTCATTATGTATATTGACGGTATCCCCGCATACTTAATTAAGAAAGCATCTGCTCCTGGATTTGAAGCTGGTGAAATTATCTTAGATCATATTAACGTTTACCGTAAAATTAAAGGCAAAGTTCGTTGGAACGATATGACTTTAGAATTATACGATCCCGTTACTCCATCTGGTGCTCAATCAGTAATGGAATGGGCTCGTTTGGCTCATGAATCAGTAACAGGCCGTGATGGTTATTCTGATTTTTACAAGAAAGACTTAACTTTAGATATCTTAGGTCCAGTAGGTGATGTAGTAGGTGAGTGGATTGTTAAAGGTGCTTATGTTAAAACAGCAACTTTTGGCGATTACGATTGGAGTTCAGATGCTGCAGTTAGTTTGTCAGTAACAATCGCTATGGATTACTGCGTATTGAATTTCTAAGAATTATTTTAATATTTTAATTAAGGGGTATTTGCTTTTGGCAAATGCCCTTTTTTTTCGTATATTTATATATATAAAATATAAAATAAGTTTATGGCAGAATTAAAAATTCCAACAGAAGTAATTACATTACCATCAAAAGGTTTATTGTATCCGGAGACATCACCACTTGCTAAAGGTGAAATTGAAATGAAATATATGACGGCAAAAGAAGAAGATATTCTTACTAATGCTAATTTTATTCGTCAAGGTACTGTAATTGATAAATTATTACAAGCACTAATTGTAACACCAATTGATTACAATGAGTTACTAATTGGCGATAAAAATGCAATATTAGTTGCAGCTCGTGTTTTAGGATATGGTAAAGATTATTCTTTTACATACAATAATAAAGAAGTATCCGTTGATTTATCAACATTAACAGATAAAGTAATTGATGAATCTTTATATACTCGTGGCTCAAACGAATTTTTATTTACATTACCCGCAACTGGTAACGAATTAACATTTAAATTATTAACCCACGGCGATGAACAAAAAATCGACGCTGAAATTAAAGGTTTACAAAAAATAAATCCAAATACATCTACTGATGTTACTACACGTTTAAAACATATAATCACTTCAGTTGAAGGTAAGCGTGATCAAAAAGATATCCGTGATTTTGTTGATAATTATTTAATTGCTAAGGATGCTAGAGCATTACGTGAATATTATGCTAAAATTCAGCCGGATGTTAATCTAGTTTACAAACCAGAAGATGATAGTTATGTAGGGGAGGGCATAGCTATCCCAATTTCTCTTAACTTTTTTTGGCCTGACTCCGGACTATAGATTAATATTATTTAATCAAATTCATGAAATTGTATTTCATGGAAATGGTGGTTACGATTGGGATACTGTTTATAATATGCCTATTTGGTTGCGTTTATTCACGTTTAATAAAATGAAAGACCACTATAACAAACAAAATGAGGAAAACGAAAAAGTAAATAACCAATTGCAAAATAAAGCAGCAAGCGTTGCAAAACCAAACATAAATCAACCACCTCCAACCTATAAAGTAAAGGCGCCTAAGAAATAGGCGCTTTTAATATTTATATGTAGTTAAATACTGTATATGGCACTAACTCCAGAACAAATAAAGCAATTACGAGATTATTATGCTGATCTTGAAATGGATACTTCTACTATAGAAAAAAATCTAGAAGAAGCTGCTAAAAATCAAAAATTTCTTACTGAGCAATCTAAACTTGCCGCTCAACATTTTGATGAAGCTGCAATTTCTGCTGGTGGCATTGCATCTTCATTACAAGATGCTGTTCAAGAATTATCTAAAGGAAATTCATTTACTAAATCAGCATTAGGTAGTTTTAAATCTTTACAAAGTGTTGCATCTAAATTTAAATACGACATGTCTGGATACTCTACCATGTCTAAAAAAGAAATAGAACGCAATATTACTAAAATACAACAAGAAAGAGATAATCTTAAATTACTTATAGCTAAAAAAAGAATTACAGGCGAAGCAGCTGCCGAAGCACAAAATGTAATTAATCAATCATATACACTAGAAGAAATAGCTAAAGAAAGACTAGCAGAAGAAATAAAGATTCAACGGCAAATGGGACTTACAGGAGCTATTGTTGATGGTGTTGTAGGTACTTTAAGTAAATTAGGAATTAGTAGTGTTTTCTTTGATGGTATAAAAGAAGATATGAGAGATGCTGCTAAAAGCGGTGGTTCTTTAAAAGCAATGTTTACTGGAATTGTAGGATTAGGTAAAGGCATAGCAGACGCTTTTACTGATCCTTTAACAATATTAACCTTCATTATTAATGCTGGTTTAAAAGCAGATAAACAAACAACCGAATTAGCTAAATCTCTAGGTATAGGTAAAGATCAAGCAAATGGTTTACGTAATAACTTTGCTAAATACGCTACAAGTACAGGGGATGCTTTTATTACTACATCTAAATTATTAGAAGCTCAAGGTGAATTAACTAATGAACTAGGAGTTGCAGTACAATATACAGGTAAGCAAACAGAAGATTTTACCCGCTTAACCAAATTAATGGGATTATCAGCAAGTGAAGCTGGTAAATTAGCTCGTTTGTCTATTATTAGTGGTACTTCAATAGAAGCTACTACTAAATCTATTATTAAGGGTTCAGCTGCATCTCAAAGAGCTAATAAAATAGCTATTGATCAAAGAACTATATTAAAAGATGTAGCTAACCTAAGCGCAGGAATACTTGTTAAATTCCAAGGCAATCCAGAGGCATTAGGAGCTGCAGTCGTACAAGCAAGAGCATTAGGTCTAAATTTAGAGGAAGTAGATAAAATTGGTGAATCTCTTTTAAATTGGGAATCATCAATTGAAAACGAATTAAAAGCTGAATTAATAACAGGTAAGCAACTTAACTTAGAAAGAGCAAGAGCTGCTGCCTTAACAGGTGATCAAGCTACGTTAATGCAAGAGGTAAGTTCACAAATGGGTAGTTTAGAAGACTTCCAAAATATGAACATTATAGCTCAAAAATCATTAGCTGAAGCTTTTGGATTAAGTAGAGATGAGGTAAGTAAAATGTTACTTGAGCAAGAAAAAGTTAATAAGTTAGGTGATGTATCTAAAATGACACTTGACCAACAATTAGAAGCACTAAAAGCTCAAGGTGAACCTTTAGATAGTGTATTATATAAACAAATCCAACAACAATCAGCTCAAGAGAAATTTAATAATGCTGTTGAAAAATTACAGGATATAATTGGTAATTTAGTAGCAGGACCTGTTGGACAATTAATTGATGCTTTTGCAAGCATACTTAGTAGTGCTACTGGCTTATACACTATTATTGGATTGATAGGTACAGTTAGCTTAGTAAAAATGATTGCTAGTTTAACTACGGCATTAGCACTTAAAAAATTATCAACTAGAGAAAGTATAAAAGGAGCAACAGCAGATGCTGCTGGAGCTGCTGGAAATGCTGCTGGTTCTGCAGCTAAAATTCCTGGTATTGGTTGGTTAATAGCCGGGGGCATTGCCGCTACTTTATTTGGAGCTTTAATAGGTTATTTAGCAGGAGCTAAAACAGGAGATGACGTTATATCCCCAGGTTATGGTAAACGAATGATGTTCGGTCCTGAAGGAGCAGTATCATTTAACGATAAAGATACTATTGTAGCAGGTACGGATCTAAATAAAGAAGGCATCCAAAATTCATCTGTTGCTGGAAATAGTATAGATATATCACCTTTAGTGTCCGCAATCAACGAAGTAAGAAACGCAGTAAACGCGCTAGCTAATAAACCACAACCAGCAATGGCATTACACGTAGGTGCAGAAAAATTAGGTGAAGTCGTTGGAAGACAAGCAGAAACAGGTACTAATCAATATCAAAACGCATATAGACTAGCATAACAATCAAATATTTATACGAAATAATTAAACATTAAAAAACATGGCATTACAAGACAAATTAGGAGACAGCAAATTAAGTCTAAAAGGTGCAGGAATAACTGAGCCAACCTTAAAAACCCCATCTTGGGGATATAAAGACCCAAAATTTGTAATTGATACTAAAAACCCATTAAATCCACTAGATCCAATCCTTAGTTCATTACATAATACATATGATGTAGATTCTAAACCAGCAAATGTTACTATTGTAAACTTCAATAAGACCGAATACAAATCAATAGTACCTACAGAATCTAAATTAGATGAATTAGAGACATCAGCATTAGCTCCTAAAAATTTACAAGTAGGAACTGCAACATCTGTAGTATCTCAAATCTATAAATCTTCAACTGGACAAAAATATAGTAATAAAGGTCCAAAAGATGGTCGCTACTAAATAATAATAGATGCCGTTAATAAACCTACAAACAAACTTAAAATCACTTAAGTATGGTCAGGACCGTTTTAATGAGGGAAGCAGTGGCCAACCTTACATAACGAGCGATCCTGATGGAGGTACCAACCTTTCTGTTGGTTCTGCTAATGTTCTTCGTTTATTGGGCGTTAATAAGATTCCATTAATCCCAAATGTATCTACCCAATTAAATAGAAGTAAAGCAGGAAGGTTTGTTAATCAAGTACTAGGAACAGATGATTTTATTAGAGGAGGTGCCATAGGAGCAGCACAAGCTGCTGTTAACGATACTTTTCGTATAGGAGCTTTTCTTACATCATTACCTAGAGGCCCTTTATTCATTGCAAAGCAAGTAGGATTACAACTATCAAACCCAAAATTAGAGGTTAAAAAAGGTGGAGCTGCTTTTGCAGGTGGTATTCTTAAGGCAATTTTCACTGCTAGCCCTGCTCAAGCATTAAGCTCAGTTACAGGTGGTCTTTTAAGCCCTACCAGAATATATAATTTAGGCATCAATACCTTAGCCCAAGTTCCAGCAAACGCATTTGGTATTCATTTTAGTAGACATGGTTTATTACCTATACAAGATGAAGAAACTAAATATGAAAAAGTAGTTGCTTATAATAACCAAGGTGATTCTTCTAACAACAGATTAGTAGAATTAAAAAAGAAATTTTCTCTTGGAGATTTTGCATTAGAAGCTACTGGTGATTATGATCAAGCAAGAAAAAATGTTAATGATCAAAATAAAGGTTTAAGAAAAGATTATAGAACTCAAAAGAAAAACTATAGACAAGATGTAAGAGATCGTAAATCTCTTAATAAACAATTAGATAGTGCTGAAGCTGGTGGTGGTGAAGGAATTTCTCGTGCACCTATGCCTACTAAACCAGCAAAACCAAAATATATAAAGTTTAAGCCTGCTGATCTTACTATTGATTCCTATTTAACAGGTCCTGGCTCAACATATGGTATTGGTAATACAATACTTAGAAGATATACTTTTACAGAAGATCAGTTAAAAAATGATGAAGCTAAAGCAAATAGTAGATTGTATGCTGGTAGAACTAGAATTGATGGAAGTGCTATTGATTACTCTGAAGCTATAGGTAAGGATTCTAACAACTCAATACAAAACCATTCAGAAATAGGAGCTCCACTTAATTCAACACTTTCAAAAGTTGTAGCTCAAGGAATAAATGCAAACTATGCTGAATTACAATCAAAAATAAAAACAACATTAACTCAATCTGGATCTTATACTGGCACTTACTCAACAGAAGATCGTAAAGGAAACGGAACCATTTCAACAACAGATCCTCAAGTACTTAGAGAAGCATCAGCTTTTAGATATTATGGCACTGGTCAACCATCCGATTCAGGAAGTCGATTAACGTATAATAATAGTGATGTATTTTCTAGAACAGATTCCGGTATAATGAGTGTAGTATTTAGATCAGTTAATCCATGGATTCAACCAACACCAAATCCAAATGATGCTACTTTAAATCAAAATGAGCAAAGATGGATATTTAGCGCTTATATGTCTGGTTATAAAGATAATTTTGATGCTACCTGGAATGACGTTAATTATAATGGTCGAGCAGAAAGTTTTTATATATATAATAAATTTAAACGTACAGTAAATTTTAATTTAAAAATACCTTGTTTTAATAAAGTTCAATTATTTGAAAAACATAGAGCTTTAGGCCAATTAGCCTCAGTTACTGCTGGTAGTTATGAGGGGGTCCTTATGGGTGGGGTAATGATTAAAGTAAATTTAGGTAATTATTTAGTTGGTGAATATGCTATTTTAAATAATGTAAGTTATAGTATTCCTGACGACGCTTCTTGGGATATAGCAGATGATGCTTTATTATCGATGTATATTGATGCTAGTTTTAGTTTAACAATAGTACATAAAGATTTACCACGCTACCAACAGGCAGATGCCAAATCAGGCTTCTTTGGATATCTACCAGATAGAGTAAAATCAACAAATGGGCAAGGTGGGTTTATAGCACCAGGAAGTATAGTAAGTAAATTTACAAAAAATGAATACACTGTACCCGCACCACCTCCTCCTCCAAACCCACCAAACAATTCTTCCCAAACATCCGCCACAAATGTGCTTTATGGAGGAGAATATTTATATGATTTCTAATGATCCACGGATAAATAGATATAAAAATGAATCGATATAACGACCCAACAATATTAAAAACAGAATATACGAATCGTCCGTATTTTAAAGGTAGATTTTACCCAAGTATTCCTTTGGCAGAGTCGGATGTGTATGTTATTACTACAGTTGGAGATAGACTTGATAGTTTAGCTTTTTCTTATTATAATGATTCTACCTTATGGTGGGTTATATCTGCTGCTAACAACAATATTACTAAAGGAGCATTATACCCAGAACCAGGTACTCAATTAAGAATACCAACCAATGTAAATTATGTTTTAGATTTATACGATAAATTTAATAAAGCTAGATAAATGTTATGTCAATATTCAGAAAATCTTTCTCAGATAAAATAAAAGAATCTTTAGAAGTTAGACAAACTTCTATGGTAACCCGTAATGTGGATTCCATTCAATATCTAAATTCACGTAATTCTTGGATACGAATGACATCTAGCGTTAATATTGGAAGTGCTACTGACAATACAATTGCACAGCAAAATGTTTTATTAGGGGGAGCATTAAATAATAATAAATCATTAAGAAAAGGAGTTGGAAATACAGGAAATGAAGCATATAGTAACAAAACTACATCTAATATTGATTATAGATTAGGTATCCGTCCGATGCCTGGTATTACATCAATAGATGTTAAATCAAAATCCGCATATGGCTCATTAAGAGAAGTAGTAGTACATTTTCAATGTTGGGATATTCATCAACTTGAAGAATTAGAACAACTTTACATGCGCCCTGGATATACAGTACTTGTAGAATGGGGATGGTTTCCCTATATACAAAAAGGCAAAAACGGAGCTGCAGAAATTGTAACAAAAGCTCCTGACTTTTATGATATTTTAGGTAAAAAAGCTACTGAATTATCTGTTATAGCAAAAGAATTATACAATAAAAGTCTTGCATCCGGAGGTAATTATGATGCAACTTTTGGGTATATTAAAAACTACCAATGGTCAGCTAGACCAGATGGAGGTTACGATTGTCAAACAACAATTATATCAACAGGTGAGATTATTGAATCGTTAAAGGTAAATTATGTAAGACCCGACTTGATGGATTATAAAATGTATGATAAAACATCTTTAAGCGGAGATGGATATTTAAATCCAGAATTTTCAGTTCAAGGCAATATTCCATCAATTGATTTTATTGATTCATATGAAAAAAATACTTTAGCTGGTATTTGGACTGAATTATATTATAAAATGATATACCCAGGAACAACATTTGCTAATGGAGGTATTTTTGATACAATAGCTACAAGTAGAGGAGTAAATCGTAATGATTTATATTACATGTCTAAAAATTTACAATTTAATAATGTTACTAATAATACTGTTAGTGTAGGATCTAAACAAAAATTAGGTAATTATCAGGTATGGATAACACTAGACGTTATTTTAGAATTTATAAATAAGTATGTTACTGCTAAATCAAGCGGAGGAGAACCATTAATAAAATTATCTTTAACTACTAGTAACATAACAAATACAAAAAGCGAAGAATTACTATGTTTAGCTCATCCTCTTCAAGTATCTGTTGACCCCACAGTATGTTTAATTAAAAGTCCATTGTGGTATGAAGATAGCAATGCACAAAATATTATTGTTAATGCTGGGGCAAATACTAATGTACAAGCATTAGTAACAGAAGCACAATCTATAGTTGCAGCATTAGATGCAGCCTCCGGCGCCGCTAGTACAGATGAACAAGGTATTGCTAACGCCGTAGCTAGAATTACTAGTGAAACTTTATATGATTTAGTAAATACAGAATTAAGTGTTGTAAAACCACAAGGAAAAACAAACCTACAAGATTTACTTAATGACCAGTTTGATCCACAAGATTATACAGAAGCAAATAGTTGTGTAGCCTCTTTAATTAGACCAACTCCTAATGGTCCTGGATTAACATCATCTTTCAGATATTACACTAGTTCAAATAACAAAGCAGGTACTACTATATATTATTTCGAAAAAAATTCAATTACAATTGCTAAATCTGCAACTCAAACTCAAACAAATGCAACAGCAGCCGCTCAAATTGCAGCTGGTTTACCAAATGCTTTTAAAGCCGCTGCTACCCTTAGCGGTATTCCTTTAAATTATTTTTATAATAATAAATCAGATTCGGAATTAGGAATTATAAGAAATATATATGTTAATTTAGATTTTCTTTATAAAACAGCTATTGACTCAAATATTGAATCACAAGATCATAAAGAAAAAAATGAAATTAGTCTATACAAATATGTAAAAAGTATAATGACTGCTATTAATTCTTCTTTAGGAAGTATGAATAATTTTGAAGTACATGTTGATCCTATTGATAATAATGTTGCTAGAATAATAGATATTAACTATACATCACCTGATAAACCAACAAATTTATTTGAATTACAAGTACATAATTTAAATTCAGTAGTACGAAATTACTCTTTACAATCTCAAATATTTCCAGAACAATCAGCAATGGTTGCTATTGGTTCTCAAGTTAAAGGAGGTCAATTAGGTGTTCAAAATAATACCATGATTGATTTTAATAAGGGTTTAGTAGATAGAATTATACCTACAAAAGAATTTCCTCAAAATAATAGTTCATACAATGCAAATAAAAATATTGTTGGGGCTAGCTTAGCTAATATCATATTACTATTTTCTACATTTGAAGCCGGTGGTACTACTACAACCGATATAGGTTCTATATACGCACAAGCAAAAAGTTCTTTAAGAGATATAATAGTATATTTTCAAAATATTGTTAAATCATCTAGTTCTAATAGAAGTATTATTCCTATTAAATTTTCATTTGAAATGGATGGTATTGGTGGTTTAGTAATAGGACATTTATTTAAAATAAATAAAGATATATTACCTAATGGATATTATAAAGCAAACTTAGCCCAAACTGTAACTGGTATATCTCATACTGTTGGCAATAGTGATTGGACAACTAAAATAGATGCTTTGAATATTATTCTAGATGACCCAGCTACTAAACCTACATTTAGTGCAAATGTAGATATTACATCAATAGTAAAAGATGCTTTAGATGCTTTAGTAGCAGGAGTTACTTCAAATAATAGTAGTGGTAATAGTGGTGGTGGTAATAGTGGTGGTGGAAACAATAATTTAAAAGTACATTCTTCGGGTACTCGTAAAATAGATGATGTATACCAAATAATTCTTCATAATACAAATGGATATCTGGATGCTAATGGAGAATTAGCTGGATTTATTAGTGGTCAATATACGGCTACTCATTATATTGTAGATAGAGGTGGTAATATTGTTAAACCCACAAATGGAGATTTAACACAAAATCTTATACATGCGGACAATGCAAATAAATCATCCGTTGGTATTGAAATATGTAATATTAACTGGTTAAAACCATCTAAAACTAGTGGACAGTGGAAAGATTCAGTTGGTGGTGATTTTACCCCTGCAAAGAGAGCAGCACATAATACCCCTAAGGGAACTGGTGGTGTTGCCTATGATTTAGGATGGAAATTTATGGGATATCAATATTATGAAGATTATACGGATGCACAAATAGCTTCATTAAAATTAACTTTAAAAGAAATTATAAGTAAGTGCCCTAATATCCTAAATGGAGGTAAACTTAACTATAGTGCAGATGAAAATAATATCCTTGAAACTGTGTGGCAGTTACCTCTTGGAGGGAAGGCTCCTACTAAAGGAACAAGTTATACATCTGCTAGAAATGTAAAAAATAATGGAACTAATTCTTTAAGAGGAATATACGTACACGCTACAACCGATGGAGGAACACACAACGATACCCATCCTTCTCCAAAATTAATTAAAATGTTACAAGAATTAAAATCAGAATTAGGAGCATAATGAGAATACCTAAAAACATAATATCTGAAAATCTATATACCTCAGGAGATGAGTTTGTTGATATTAAAACAAATGCTCTATATCAAGGATATTATTATGAGTACAAAGCAAAATTTTATGCTGGTGATACTTTTAATTATCAAGCCCCAGAAATAGTAAAAATAAAAGCATCTAATTCATTACTTAATAATATATCAACAGTAATATTTTCAGCCTTAAGTGGAATAACATCACAAGCATTAACATCAGCAGTAGTAAAAGGAAATCCTATTGATACTGAAAATAAAACAGTTATATTTTTTAGCAGACAAGTAAATATTCAACCAACCCTTATTAAATCTATCGATGAAAATACTTATATTTCTATTCAAAAGGATGCTTTATATCAAACCATATACATAGGCACTTATAAAGGAAATACTATAACAGCAGATCAAGCATATACTCAGATGCCTGGCTTAAAAGAATTTTTGGAGGGCTAAAATCTAGTCTTATATTTCGTCAAATAAAAAGGTTATGTTTTACATTATAGAGCGTCTAGACCAGCTAGAAAAGCTGGGTGACTTTGGAGACTGTTTCGTCAGCTTCATACCCAAAAGCAATAAGTACCATCCTGCACTGACTGAATTAAGTTTAGTTTATGTTAGGGATCTTATAAGAACTAAAGGATTTATGTTGTGTATCAACCACAACGAATCATTTGGTTTAAATAAGGAAGATGTTAAATGGTGGTTACTTAACAATACACAGAAATTATGGGTGCTGGATAAGAAAGAAGCATTATATTACTTTAACCAACCACAAAAATTATTCGATGTAAATTTCATTCAACATACACATAAGGTACCTACCAACTGTAGCGAATTTTACTACACACAACATTACTATTTACCTAATGTTAATTGCTTAATACCAATTAGCAAACATTACGAAGAGTGGGAAAATACATTCGATATCGTTGCGCCTATTATTGCATCATTTACACTAAATGATCAATTTATCTTTAATAACGAACATGCGACTAATGTATTCTATCAGCTCGAATCAAGCGGCATAAAGCTCAATAAAGATTGTTTCATCGACTATTACCAAGGTAGATTACCCCACCCAGAATTCAATTTATCTCGCGGAAAAATATACACACATTACAATTTATATACAACAACGTCGCGTCCATCTAACACATTTAACAGCGTTAATTTCGCTGCATTAAATAAAGATGACGGTGAGCGTATGTGTTATATGCCTGAGAATGATATGTTTATCGAAATGGACTTCCAAGGTTACCACCCACGCTTAATTGGTGAGATGGTTAATTTTGATTTTCCTAAAGATCGCAACACATATGATTTATTAGGTGAATTATTAGGTGTAACACAGCAAGAAGCTAAAGAATTAACATTCAAGCAGTTATACGGTGGTGTGTGGAGCGAATATCAATCCAAACCATTCTTTGAAAAGGTGTTAAGCTATATAGATGATATGTGGGTTACGTACCAATATGGAAAGCAATATAAAACGGAAAATAAAATATTTATGCCTGACGTTAATATTACTCAAGCTAAATTATTTAATTATATAGTTCAGAGTAAAGAAACGTCAACCAACGTCAAATTATTAGGAAAGTTATTTGATTATTTAGAAAATAAAAAAACCAAAGTAGTATTATACACGTATGATGCGTTTTTGTTTGATTACAGTAAAGAAGACGGCGACATATTACAAGATATAGTAAATATGCTTGAATATCCTGTAACAATTAAGCAAGGAAATACATACCACGGTTTAACTAAAATATAAATATTTATAATGGACTATACATTTTTAGATTTGAACAAATTATTCTGCACATTTACCAGGCCTGATGACTTAGAGAACATCGTTTCTACTATCAATCGCCGTCACGCCATCTTATACAATAAGATATTTATCCTTGAATCGCCTCAGAGCGACGAATTGATGTGCACATACAACATAGATGCAGGCAACTCATCAGATGCCCCATTACCAAATACTATATTATTGCACCGCAAAAAGGAAAGCAATACATTGTACACAATCAATGCTCTTAATACATTGATTAAATCACTAAATAAAGGTGTGCTAGACACAAAATATATTGTAAATTGGCATGACTATAAGAACAGCATATTGCTTACTAATGGCCCCGATTTACGCAAATTAGATACATCTATTTATAAGATCATAGATTTTAATAAGTAGTTTTGGCTGTCTAAATTTCCTATCTTATATTCAAGTCTAAAATAAAACAGTTATGGATTTAAATCTGGCAAAGCAGAAGTTAGCCGCTGCACAAAACAAAGGTGGTCAACAAAGAGAAAAAATTGACTACACTAAAATTTTCTTTAAACCAAAAGCAGGTAAGTACCAAGTAAGAATTCTACCTTCAACGTATGATAAGGCATGGCCTATCCGTGAAGTACAGTTCCACTATGGTTTCTCAAAAGGACCTATTTTGGCATTATCAAACTGGGGTGAAGCAGATCCAATTGCTGATTTTGCTAAAAATCTTCGTAAGTCATCTGACAGAGAAGATTGGCAATTAGCTAAAAAGATCGAGCCGAAATCTCGTTATTTCGCTGCTGTAATCGTACGTGGTGAAGAACACTTAGGTGCTCGCTTATGGGAGTTTGGTAAATTAACAAACGATCAATTATTAGGTATTGCTGCTGATGAAGATTATGGTGATTACACCGATATCACAGATGGTAGAGACTTTACTATTGATGCTGTTGAAGATGTTATTGCTGGTAGAAAGGGTATTAAATGTAACCTTCGTATCAAACCAAAAACAACTCCAATCTCTGAAGATGCAGCGTTAGTAGAAAAAGTACTTAACGAGCAACCTGATATTTTGGCAATCAATCGTAGATACACTTACGAGGCTTTAAAAGAAATCTTGACTAAATGGTTAAATCCAGAGGAAGAGGCAACCGCTACTGAATCTCCAATTGCATCTGCTGATGTTGATGAGGAAGATGATTTCATTAAAGAAATAAACAAACCAGTAACACCAGCTTATTCTCTAGAAATCCCTGCAGCTAAAACTAGCAATGCAGATAAATTTAACGATCTATTCAACGACTAATTATGGCAAAAAGTAAAGACAGCTTAACGACTGTAGTATCCGAATCGTTAAAAAAATCATTTAACATTGATGCATTTAAGAAATCTAAATTCTTAGATCAGTCTGTTAAATTTAAACCACAAAGATGGATTAAACTGTCTGAAGCTTTCCAAGATATCATTTCATTACCTGGTATTCCGATGGGCCACATAAGTTTATTACGTGGTCACTCGGACACTGGTAAAACAACAGCAATGTTAGAGGCAGCAGTAGCAGCTCAAAAAATGGGTGTACTACCTGTCTTTATCATTACTGAAATGAAATGGAATTGGGAGCACGCTCAACAAATGGGCTTTGAAATGGAACCTGTAGTTGACACTGAAACAGGTGAAATTGTAGATTATAAAGGTTTCTTCTTATACATCGATAGAGGTGCACTAAATACAATTGAAGATGTAGCAGCTTTTATTGCTGATTTATTAAGCGAACAAGCAGCAGGTAAATTACCATTTGACTTATGTTTCTTCTGGGATTCTGTAGGATCTATTCCTTGTAGATTATCAGTTGAATCTAATAAGAATAATAATGAGTGGAACGCTGGAGCTATGTCTCAACAGTTTGGTAACTTTATTAATCAAAAAGTTATCTTATCTCGTAAAGAAAACCAACCATATACTAATACGATGGTGTGTGTTAATAAGGTGTGGGTTGCAAAACCAAATTCACCTATGGAACAGCCTAAAATGAAAAATAAAGGCGGTGATACAATGTTCTTTGATTCATCACTTGTAGTAACATTTGGTAATATTTCAAACAGTGGTACTAGTAAGATTAAAGCAACTAAAGATGGTAAAGACGTCGAATTTGCTAAACGTACTAAAATATCAGTTGATAAAAACCACGTTACAGGTGTTCAAACTAAAGGCACTGTTACAATGACAGTTCATGGTTTCATTGCTGACGATAAGAAAGCAATTGATCTATACAAGAAAGAACATTCTAAAGATTGGTTACAAATTCTAGGTTCAGCTGACTTTGACGTTGTTGAAGAAGATGAAATGGAAGAAAATTTTAAAGAAATAAATTTAGTAGATGTCGAAGAGTAAATATGAACAATTACTCTCTAACGTACAACCAGACATCAGAAAAGAACTAAGCTCAATTTTAATCATAGACGGCCTCAATACATTTTTGAGGTCGTTTACTATGATTAATCATATAAATCCGGATGGACATCATATTGGTGGACTTACTGGTTTTTTAAAGTCAATAGGTTATGCCATTAGAATGGCTGATCCAACTAAAGTAGTTATTGTATTTGATGGTGTTGGTGGTTCAAACGCTAGGAGGAATCTGTTCCCCGCATATAAAGCAAACCGTAATGCTAATCGCATGACGAACTACTCTATCTTTCAGTCTAAAGCTGAAGAGCAAGAAAGTATTAACAATCAAATGGAACGTTTGATTCAATACCTTAAATGCTTACCCGTTACTATTACTAGTATTGATGGTTTAGAGGCTGATGATATTATTGGATATTTAGCTACTAAATTTCAGTCACATGATGATACTCAAAAAGTAACTATCATGTCTGCTGATAAAGACTTCCTACAATTAGTATCAGATAAAGTACATTGCTACTCTCCTGTTAAGAAAAAAATATACACACCAAAAGATGTATTAGAAGAATTTGGTGTTAGTAGTTATAATTTTCTAAACTATAAAGTATTAATGGGGGATTCATCTGATAACATACCTGGTATAACTGGTTTAGGCCCTAAAAAACTAATTAAATTATTCCCAGAATTAAATAGCAATGTTAATGTTACATTAGATAGCATTATAGAAAAATCAGCTGAATTAATTAATGAAAATAAATTGTATTTATCTGTTGTAGAAAGACGACACCAATTAGCTATTAATCATCAACTAATGTCTTTGAATGGTAGTTTCTTATCACCAGAGAATAAACAATTGGTTAAAGATGCATTTACCGATTCCTATGAATTAAATATACCGATATTCTTGCAATTATACCACAATGATAAATTAGGTGAAAGTATTCCTAATGTACAATCATGGTTATCACAATTATTTGGTTATCCAAATTCTTTTAAATAAATTTAAGTTATGACAACGTTACAAAAATTATCAACATACGGACCCGTATTTCAAATAAAAGTATTAGGAGCCTTGCTAACGCAACGACAATTCCTAATTAACATTATAGACTCACTCGATTCAGAGTATTTTGAATCATCAGCACATAAGTGGGTTATTGAATATATTCAAAAGTACTTCAGTGAATATCACACAACACCAACAGTAGAAACATTATCTATTGAGGTAAAGAAGATTGAAAATGAAGTATTAAGAATATCAATAGCTGAAGCGCTAAGAGAAGCATATAAAATGTCTGATCAAAGTGATTTAGAATGGGTTGAAAATGAATTTAGTACCTTCTGTCGTAACCAACAAGTTAAAAAAGCAATATTAGGTTCAGTTCAGTTACTTGAAATGAATGATTTTGAAAGTATATTGCAACTAATCAGTAAAGCAGTTAACGCAGGTGAAGATAAAACGATAGGATTAGATTATAATTTAGATATTGAAGCTAGATATCGTGAAGATGATAGAAACTGTATTCCCTTCCCATGGCCTGTATTTAATGATATGACACAAGGTGGTTATGGTAAAGGCGATTTAGTGTTAGTATTCGGCAATCCTGGAGGTGGTAAGTCATGGGCTATTACAGCAATGGGTGCTTATGCTGCAGCATTAGGATATAATGTAGTACACTATTCACTTGAATTAGGTGAAGGTTATGTAGGTAAAAGATATGATGCTGTATTTTCAGGTATCGAAGTTGATAAATTACATTTACATCGTAAAGAGGTTGATGAGATTGTAGGTAAAGTAAAAGGTAAGGTTATTATTAAAGAATACCCACCTAAAAGAGCATCATTCGATACGATAGAGGCACACTTACAACAATTAGAACACCAAAACGATTTCAAACCAGATTTAATTATCATTGACTATCTAGATTACATGCGTACACGCTCTAGAAAAGAACGTAAGGAAGAAATTGATGATGTTTATGTTGCTGCTAAAGCATTCGCTAAAGAAAAAGGTATACCTGTTGTATCACCATCACAAGCAAATAGAGGCGCAGCTAAATCAGATATTATTGAAGGTGATAATGCAGCTGGTTCATATGAAAAGATTATGATTGGTGATATTATATTATCATTAGCTCGTAAACGTAAAGATAAAATTGAAGGAACTGGTAACTGGCACATCATGAAAAATAGATATGGTGCTGACGGAATGACATTTAGATCTAGAATAAACACATCGAACGGATATATTGATATAGATAACAACCCAGTTGATGACGATGATATTGAAGTAGGTTCGCAAAATAAAGCTGTGAACGATTTCTCAAGTGTGGGGGCAGAAGAAAGACAAATGCTTAATAAGAAGTTTTTCAAACTTGAAAACTAATTAAGGTATATACTATATTTATAACTACAACAATAAAAATTATGATAAAGGTTAAACGATTTACGGCTACATGGTGTGGCCCATGCCGAATTCTTGCTCCAATTTTTGAACAATTTGAAGCAAGCTTTCCAGATGTTATATTTGAAACAATAGACGTTGACGAAGATAAAGAAGCAGCGGCAGAAAATTTTGTTACCTCAATCCCTACCGTTATATTTACAAAAGACGGAGTTGCAAAACAACGTTTTACTGGTATTCAACCAAAGTCTATGTATGTAGACACTATTAACTCACTAAAATAAAAACTGGAATTAAAATGGATGTAACGCAAGAGATTCTTAGCGAGATTACTACGTACATGAAGTACGCTAAGTATGTGCCTGAATTAAAAAGAAGAGAAACATGGAGCGAATTAGTTACGAGAAACAAGGAAATGCATCAAACTAAATTCCCACAACTAAAAGATGAAATCGAAGAAGCCTATAAACTGGTTTACGATAAGAAAGTACTACCGTCAATGCGTTCGTTACAGTTCGCAGGCAAACCCATTGAACTTAATAATTCTCGTATATTTAATTGCTCTTTTCTTCCTATCAATGATTGGAGAGCTTTTAGCGAAATAATGTTCTTGTTGTTGAGTGGTTGTGGAGTAGGTTATTCAGTTCAAACACATCATGTTGATGAACTACCTGAAATTAAGGTGCCAACTAAACACAAAAGATATTTAATAGGCGATAGTATCGAAGGATGGGCAGATGCGGTAAGAATGCTTTGTAAAGCGTATTTTACGGGTGCTCCGTTGCCTTTATTCGATTATAGAGATATTAGAGCTAAAGGTGCTCAGTTAATCACCGTAGGTGGTAAAGCACCAGGCCCAGAACCATTGAAAGAATGTTTATTTAACTTGCAAAAGGTATTTGACCGTAAAAAGAATGGTGATAAATTAACATCACTAGATGCTCATGATATGGCTTGCCATATTGCTGATGCTGTATTAAGTGGTGGTATTAGAAGAGCAGCATTGATTTCATTATTCAACTTAGATGATGAAGAAATGTTAACGTGTAAATTTGGAAGCTGGTGGGAACAAAACCCACAACGTGGTAGAGCAAATAACAGTGCTGTAGTAATACGTCACAAAATTGATGAAGAGGAATTTCTTAAATTATGGAAGAAAATTGAATTAAGTGGATCTGGAGAACCAGGCATCTACTTTAGCAACGATAAAGAATGGGGAACAAACCCATGCTGTGAAATTGCTCTTAGACCATTCCAATTCTGTAACTTATGTGAAGTAAATGTATCAAATATCGAATCACAAGAAGACTTAAATGAACGTGTTAGAATAGGTGCATTTATTGGAACATTACAAGCAGCATATACTGATTTCCATTACTTAAGAGACATATGGCAAAAAACAACTGAAAAAGATGCTTTATTAGGCGTTGGAATGACAGGTATTGGATCAGGTGTTATCTTAAATTACGATTTAAAGAAAGCAGCTGATTTAGCTAAAACAGAAAACGCTCGTATCGCTGAAATTATTGGAGTTAATAAAGCAGCTCGTGTAACTACAGTTAAACCATCAGGAACATCATCATTAGTATTAGGAACTGCATCAGGCATTCACGCTTGGCATAACGATTACTACATCAGACGTATTCGTGTAGGTAAGAATGAGGCTATTTATAACTACTTAGCTATTAATCATCCTGAATTAGTTGAAGATGATTTCTTTAAACCAACAATTCAAGCTGTAATTTCAGTACCACAACAAGCACCTCCAGGTTCTATCTTAAGAACAGAGAATGTAATGGATATGCTTGAACGTGTTAAGAAATTTAACACACAATGGGTTAAGAAAGGACATAGAAAAGGAGCAAACACAAATAACGTATCAGCTACAGTGCCTATTAATGAAAATGAATGGGAAGCAGTAGGACAATGGATGTGGACTAATAGAGAAACATTTAACGGATTATCAGTATTACCATTCTTTGGAGGTAGTTATACTCAAGCTCCATTTGAAGATATTACTAAAGAACAATTCGATGAAATGGTACAACATTTACATAACATTGATTTAAGTCAAATAGTCGAATTTAGTGATATGACAGCATTAATGGACCAAGCAGCGTGTGCTGGTGGTGCCTGTGAAATAGTGTAATATGAGTAAAGATCTAATAAACAATGTAGATTACTATATAGAAGGCGAGCGCGTGATTTTCACAGCGCTCGCTCACATTAAACGCGGCTCATGCTGTGGTAATGGATGTAGACATTGTCCTTATGAACCAAGACATACTAAAGGAAAGGTGGTTGTGTCAGAGAAATTACTTAAATTCACTCATAATAATTTTAACAATGGAGCCGAATAAAATCCACGAACGAGTACTTGAAATACAGAAAAATATGCCTGAGGCATCACCAGAACAACAAACAGCGATGTTAGGTGAATTATTTGAATTAGTATCTAAAGTTGAACAATCATTATCTGAAATTAAAATCGAAAGCGACGATGAAGAATAATATAATAGAAGGAATACTAATTGTTATTGGCTTGATTATGCTAGTAGCTTTATTATTTGGATTACCACTACAAATATTATGGAATATGCTTATGCCTAGTTTATTTAATCTACCCTATATTAGCTTCTGGCAAGCTTGTGGATTAAATTTAATAGCCGGAATATTATTTAGATCAAACATTACAGTAAAAAATAAAAATTAATATGCCAAAATTTCAATCAACAAAGTTGTTTGATGGTTTCAGTACAGTATTCCGTCAATGGAGAGCAGAAGGTACTCATTGTAAATTCCTTCATGGTTATGGTGTTTCATTTAGAGTATGGTTTGAAGGTGAACTAGACGAACGTAATTGGGTTTGGGACTTTGGAGGCATGAAACGTGCTAAAGGTAACATCGATGGTAAGAATCCTAAAGAATGGATGGACTATATGTTTGATCATACTACAATTGTAGCTACAGACGACCCAGGAATTAATGGATTTAGAACAATGAATGAATTAGGTATAGTTCAATTAAGAGAATTAGAAGCCGTTGGAGCAGAACAATTTGCAAAATATATTTACGAAAAATTGAATAAATTTGTTCAAGAAGAAACAAATGGTAGAGTTAGCGTTGTGCGAGTGGAATTTATGGAACACAGCAAAAACACCGCCATATATGAGTAAAAAATTAGAAAAAAACTTTGAAAAAGTACGTCGTAAGATACTTCGTGAAGAATACGAACAAAACCATCCTCATTATACTGAAGGTATATGGGAGGATGCTATGTTAGAAAATAATAGCTATTGGGATGTAGATTATTTAGAAGCAAAAAATGCAGGAACCAATCAAGGTATTAAATATTGGGAGAAAAGAAAATCTGAAGCCTCAAGTTGGCTAGGAAAATGGTATTGTCAAATTAGAATTGATAAATTAAAAGAAAAACTACACCACTATGAAAATTAGTCATGAGTTACCTTTAGACTTAATGAAATATGCATATAAATGGAATGACTATGATTATTGTCTTCCCCATTTAATTGACAAATATGATGAATATAAAGAATTCTTTTATTATTCAAGAACACATGCCAATCGCTTTATTATCATGGATAATGGTTTATTCGAGGGAGTAGTACATACAACAGAGGATTTATTAAATAAAATTGAATTAGTTCGTCCTAATATATTCATTGTACCAGACGCTTGGAATGATGCAAATACAACTCTAGTAAATGCTAAGAGCTGGATGATTAACTATAAAGCAGGTTTACCTAAAGGAGTTAATTTAATGGCTGTGTGTCAGGGTAACGATATAGGAGAATTAATTACAACATACCAAACATTAGTTGATTTAGGATATGAACACATTGCATTCAACCACTCTAGTATTGCATATCAAAAAGAATATACTGGAATGGATCATTTGAAAGCATCAATGTATGGTAGAATGGAGTTTATTAGACGCCTAGTACAATCGGGTGCTATTAGAAAAACACATTACCATCATTTATTAGGATGTTCATTACCACAAGAATTCATGTCATACAGTGATTGGAAATTTATTAAATCAGTGGATACGTCTAATCCAATTTTAGTTGGAGCTGAAGGTAAAAGATACAGTGATAGTGGTTTATCATGGAAACCAAAAGAAAAGCTTGAATATTATTTTGAGAAAGATTTGCATGGGCAAATAGAAGATATTATATTCAATGTCAACAGATTTAAATCATTTATTAAGTAAAATATGAAACAAGCAGTTTTGTCATTATCAGGTGGGATGGACAGTAGTTCATTATTGTTACACCTATTAGCTAAAGGCTATGAAGTAACAGCATTAGGATTTGACTATGGTCAAAAACACAAAGTAGAATTAGAGCGTGCTACATCATTAGTA